CTATAGGAACACTCCCCTGTAGCGCGCAAGCATGTAGCGCTCGGGAGCGTCGTCGAGCACGAGGGCCTTCTCGCCGCCGGACAGCGCCGAGGCGAGCACGGCCCTTGCCTCGGCGACCTCGTCGAGGGAGCCGCCGACGATGTTGCAGTCGACCGCTATCTCGACGGTCTCGAGGCCCGTGGCGCGGATATGCGAGCCGTCCATGCCCGGGACCTCGGTCTCATCGAGCCGCACCTTGGGGACAATCGGTCTCGTGACCTTGGTCACCAGCAGGTACGGCGTGAGGTCGATTCCGCCGAATATCATGCGAACCCCCTTGCGGCGAGCGTGTGCCTGCCGCGCATCGCGATGGCGGAGGAGACGCGCTCCGAGTCGATGTACAGGTTTCCGTCCTTGTCCCGGATCTGCTCGAGGACGGACAGGATGCCGGCGAGGGCGTCGTCGGAATCCTCCTCGGGACGCGCCGGAGTGTAGACCGCGGACGGAGCGACGGTCAGGCCCGTCGAGAGCATCCCCTGCGCGGTGTCCATGGCGCCGCTGATGGCGGAGACCACGGTGCCGGTGCCGGAGCCGATGCCCTGCGCCCAGCCCTGCATGAGGGCCTTGCCCGAGAAGGTCGTGTAGCCGTGCCCGGAGAAGGGGCCGACCTTTGCCGGCGAGAACGGGAAGAAGGAGCGGATTCTGGATACTGCGCCGGAGACCGCCGAGGTCACCGAGCCGATAGCGGACATGATGCCGTCCTTCAGGCCGTTGAGTATCGACCTGCCGGAGTTGAAGAGCCAGTTGCGCGCACCCGAGAAGAACCCGGTGATCTTGCCCTTGATGCTCGTGACGGTCCTGTAGACGGAGTTGATTCCGTTGGACGCCGCGCTCTTGATGCCCTCCCAGATGGACGAGCAGGCGCCCTTGATGCTCCCCCACATGCTCGACCACGTGGAGCTGATGCTGTTGAGCACGGAGCTGATCACGCCGCTGACCTGATTTATCGCCGAGTTGACGGCAAACTTGATGCGTCCCCAGACCACCTCGGCGAAGTCGCGGACGGTGTCCCACACGCTCGACCAAATCGAGCTGATTCCGTCGAGCGTGGACGTTATCACGGACTCGACGACCCCGATGGCCGCCCGCACGGCGAACTCAATCTGAGACCAGACGAGCTCGGCTACCGATTTGACGGTGTTCCAGACCGTATCCCAGTCTCCGCTTATCGCGGCGGTGACCGTGGAGATGACCGTCTGCACCACGGCCATCGCGACCTGGACGGCGGTGGAGATTGCGTCCATCACGCCAGTCAGGACAGCGGAGATCACGGGCCAGACCGCGTTCCAGACGGCGGAGATGATGCCCATCGCCACCTGGATGGCACTTTGGATGAGCGGCATCGCAGCCAGCACCGCCGACAGCACGGACTGCACGGCGGGCATGGCGATGGCGACGAGCTGCGAGACGGTCGTCATCACGTCAGCGATGACGTTGACCAGGAAGCCGATGACCGGCGACAGCGCCTGCACGATGCCGAGCACCACCTGTATGCCGGTTGAGAGCACCGGCAGCACGGCCTGCGCGATGTTGAGCAGCGCCGTGCCGATTGGCGCGATGAGCGGCGCGATGAACCCGATTGCCACCTTGATGCCGTTGCCGACGGACGTGGCCACGCCAAGGATGGCCCGAAGCGCCGAGCAGATCTGCGAGGAGTCCACCTTCGGCAGCTTGATTCCGATGCCGGCGAGCGCCCCGACGGCGATGTTCCACGCCGTGGCGAGCGCCTCGGACACGATGGGCGTGAGCACCGACGCGACGCCGGAGAGCGCCGCGGGGAGCGCCTCGATGATGCCCTGCCCGATCTGGGCGACGCGCGGCGCGATGTTCTTGGCGACCGCGCCGACGGACGTGAGCAGCTGCTCGGTGAGCTGCGAGAAGTCCACGTCGTCTCGGCCCAGACCGGTGAGGAAGTTCTCCCATGATGCCTTGGCCATGCCGATGGAGCCGGAGATGGTCGTCGCGGCCTCCTTGGAGGTCGTGCCGGTGATGCCCATCTCGGACTGCACGGTGTGGATGGCCTCGACCACGTCGGCGTAGCTGTCGATGGTGAGGTCGGCGGTCTTGCCCTGCGCCGCGCGCAGCTTGTTGGCGTCCGCGATGAGTCGCTCCATCTCGGACTTCGTGCCGCCGTAGCCCAGCTTCAGGTTGTCCAGCATCGTGTAGTTCTGCTTCGCGAAGCCCTGGTAGGCGTTCTGCACGTCCGACATGTTGGAGCCCATCTTGTTGACGTTGTCCGCCATGTCGCCCATAGCCGTGTTGGCGGACTCCGCCGCCTTCGCCACGTCGCCGCCGCACGAGCTCACGAGCGAGGCGGCGAAGCTCGTCGCCTGCTCCATGTACTGGTTGGCGCTCATGCCGCACGTCCTGTAGGCGTCCGCCGCGTAGCCCTGCAGCGTGCCCGATGCCGACCCGAAGAGCGTGTCCACGCCTCCGACCAGTTGTTCGTAGTCGGCATATGCGGAGACCGCCGCGCCGCCTATTGCGGTCACGGCGGTCGTGAGCGCGCCCATGCCAGCCGCGGCGACGGTACCCACGCCCCTTGCGACGGTGCCGAGCCCGCTCAGCAGCCCGCCCGAGCGCTTGACCCCGCCGTCCACGCCGGAGGTCATCGAGTCGCCGAATGACTTTCCGGCCTTGGAGCCCGTGTCGCCGAACTCCGAGCAGATCTTGCCCGCGAAGCCGTCCATGGACGGCATGAGCGTGATGCATGCCGAGCCTACGCTGGTAGCGCCCTTAGCCATCCCGTCCTCCTAATCCTAGAATCTCGTCGATTTCCGCCCTGTTCGCGAGGGCGTTGCGCTGGTGCCTCTTGAGATCCGCGAGCTGCCCGGGCGTCTTGAGCGGCTGCGGCTCCTGCGGCGGCCGGTGCTTCTTGTCGCTCAGCCCCCAAGCGAGGCTCCTGAGCTGGTGCTCGATGCGCCAGAGCATGTACGTCTCCTCGCTCCATTTGAGCTCCGGGTACATGCGGCGCGCACACCTCGACCCCTCGGGAAGCTGCTCCCACAGGAGGGCGGCGCGCCGGAGGTCGTCCGGTCCGCCCTCGAGCGGGAGGTCGATGCAGTAGTACTGGCGGAAGTCCGCTACGACTTCTGCGCGGTGCCCTTCGAGCTCGAGGACGAACCCTGGGAGTTTTTTGCCTTCGCCGCCTCGAATGCGGCCTGCATGAGCACGCCCGTGGACTCGACGGAGCCGCCGAGGCGCTCCATGTACTCCTCGTCATGTCCGGCAAACACGCGCTCGAATGCATCGAACATGCCGGCGGGCTCGGTCTCGCTCTTGGCGAACTGCTTGTTGGTCTTGTAGCTGAGCAGCTCTTCGAGGTCGGCGGTGAACTCCCCGTCGATACCGGGGATGGTGAACGTGAGCTCGGTCATTACTTGCCCTCCGGGGTCTCGGCGGCCTTGGCGGCAGCGGTCTCGGTGGACTGGATGTAGTCGTAGCAGGTGTTGCCGTCATCGTCGGTGAGGTACTTGACCGTGAGGGCGCGCGCGGCGAGCTCGCCCACGGCGAGGGTGAGGTCGTCCAGCTCGGATGACTGGGCGAGCGGCACGACCTTGCGCCAGCGGCGTCCGTCCTTGAGCACGAGCTCGAGCACGGCGGGCCACGTCTCGGTGGAGTCGCCGTTGTGCTTGACCGTGATCATGCCGGCCTCGTCCTTGACGTTGCCGGAGCCGTACATGACCTTGAGGGTCGCGGCCTTGATCTCGGCGAGCGTGAGCTGCGCGCTCTCGACGCGGGAGGTCTGCGGCGACGCCATGAGGTCGCCGTTCATGTCCTTGATGTCCTCCGAGTCGGTGTCGAGCGTCTCGACGTAGCCGTCCTCGCTGATGTAGCCGAGGCATTTCCACGCCTCGGGCAGCGCGGTCTTGTAGCCGATCGGCAGCGCCGTTCCGACGGGCGCCGTGAAGATGTAGCCGCCCTTGACTCCCTTGGCGCTGGAGACGTTGGCGACGTTGTTCTTGTTGCTTTCTGCCATGATTGCTCCTTATTCGCAGATGGTCAGGTTGATGTTCGTCTGGTATCTGGGAGTCCCCGTGTCGGGGTCGTCCCATCGGTACGTGCCGTCGGGCACGGCCGAGAACACGTTCGGCTCGTCCTCGATGGCGGCGCACGCCCGCTCGACGGCCTCGGCGATCTCGCGTGCGCGCCTTCGGGTCTTCGCCCACGACGTGGCGAGCACGCGCGGGGACTGGATGAACCGCGTCGCGCTCGTGGCGGCGAGGGTGACCTGGACGAACTCATCGGGTCTCTCGCGCGGAACGTCCGGCACGCACCTGATGCCGGTCGCGTGCATGAGGCGCTGGGCCACTACCCTCTCGATGTCCATCAGTCACCCCCGAAGATGAATTGCAGGCGGTTGTGCCTGCGCTCGCTTGCGCGCGCGTGCTTGCTCGCCGCGTATATGAGTCGGCCCTTCGTGAGCTTTCCGCCGATGGTCTTGACCCCGTAGCCGTCCGCGCCGAACTTCTGCGGCAGCGATGCGTTGGCGGACGCGACCGCGGCGTCGGCCTTCTGGTCGAGAATGCCCTGCACCCCGCCGCCGTTCATGACCTCGGCGTATCCGCCGCGGCTCCACTTGAAGTTCTTGAACTTGACCTCGCACTTCGCCTTAGCCATCGGTTCGGGTCACCTCGCAGGTGAGGTCCCAGGGGCCGGGCGTGTTGGCCGCGGTGTATCGCTTGGGGTCGCCGACCACCTTGTAGTCGGTGCCGCGCACCGTGACCGTCGCGTCCTTGAGGCCAACGTCCACGCCCTTCGGGAAGCAGAGCGTGTAGGCGACCGTCACGCCGTTCGGGCGCGTCGAGTCGAGGTCGGCGGTCGCGCCGGGGCAGACCACGACGTTGTCGACTGTCGCCTCGGTCACCGTCTCGCCGGTAGGCTCGCCCAGCTCGTCGAATGACTGGGCCGCATTGCGCACGGTCACGGTCTCGCCGGAGATGAGGCACATCATTCGGCCACCCCTCCCCTCTCCAGCGGCGTGAGCGACCCGAGCGCCTGACCGGTGAGGCCGAGGCGCCTGAGTTCGCTCTTGCCTAGGTACATCTCGCCGAGCGCCGAGCCGTAGGTCACCGATGCCGTATAGATGCCCGCCCCCTGGCTGTACTGCGTGGCGCCGGCCATCGCGGACGGCGCCGAGAGCACGCGGTTGACGAGCAGGCAGCACACGGCGGGGGCGGCGCGGTCGAACGCCGGGCACGCCCCCTCGGTGTACTCGCCGATTCGGTCCTCGAATGCCGAGAGCATCAGGCCGGATGCGTCCTGCAGCAGCACCTCGGTGCGGGCCTCGTCCGCGGGCTCGCCGTAGCGGGCCTTGTAGTCGTCCACGCTGGCGAGCGCGGCCATGGCTACTCGGCCTCCATGATCCCGGCGTCGATGAGGGCCTGAACGACCTTCGCGACGGTCGGGCTGGCGCCGGGGTTGGCGACCTTCTTGGGCACGACGAGCGGCTTGCCGTCGGGCGAGACGAGCGCAACGTGCTGCGGGAGGATGCTGGACGCCTTGTCCGCGTCCTCCACGATGAACTTCTGGACTAGCTGAGCCATCTCGGTACCCCCTAGGCGCTCTTGAGGACGGCGAAGGCCTTGGGGTCGAGTACCGCGTAGGCCAGCACGGCCTCGGTGCGGTAGGCGATCTGGTTGTAGCCCTTCAGGTCCTGTCCGGTGTTGTCGGGGTCGCCGTACTCGATGACCTCGGCGGTGATGTCGCGCACCATGCCCCACTTGATTGCGGAGAAGTCGCCCATGATCGCGGAGACCTTGGTCGGGGTCTTTGCGAGGCGACCGTTCACGGTGCCGGACACGGAGGCGGGGATGCCGTCGAGGTTGCCCACGTTGAGGGACAGCGGCACCTCGGGGTACAGGCGCTGCCCGGTCGCGGGCACACGCAGCTTGCGCAGCTCGGAGGCGAACTGGCGGCTCATGGCGATGCCGTTGATGCCGTAGTCGAGCAGGGCGTCGGAGAGGGAGTCGATGTCGTCGACCGGGGAGTCGGTCTTGGCGACGCTGTGGACGTCCTTGTCAGCGGTCAGGGCGGTGTAGCCCGTGAGGCCGAGGCCGGTCTTGGGGTTGATGGCGTGGTAGACGATGTAGTCGAGCGCGCGGCCCGCGGCGGCGGTCTGGTCGGCGATGATGTTGGAGATGATCTCCAGCTGGTTGTCCTCGTCGGCCCACTTCAGCTCGTCGGAGACGCGCGTGGTCGTGACGATCTTGGCGCGCTTTGCGACCACGGGGTCGGTGGAGATCTCGGAGCCGGACTTCTTGCCGCCCTCGGCGACGACCTCGGCCTCTGCGGTCGGGTTGAACACGAGGTAGGTCGTGTCCGCGAACTTCTGCGGGGTGCTGGGGCTCAGCGTGGCGATGGTGGAGGTGTCCTTCACCTTGCCGATGATGGTGGATACCACGCTGGACGGCAGCTTGATTTTCTGGGTGTCGTTTGCAGCCATTTCTGTGCCTTTCTTCGGGTTTGGCTTACCTCAGGAGGCGCTTGGCGAAGTCTCGCAGCGCCTCGTCCCCGCCCTTGCCGCCCTTGTCGAAGCTGCCGGGCTTCTCCACTCGCGGCGCGGGCTTTGTCTTGAATGCGGCGAGCATCTTGTCGCACCATGCGGCCATGCTCTCCTCGTCCTCGCCGACGATGAGCTCGGCGGGGACTCCCTTCTCCTGCGCGACCTTGGCGGCGGTCTTGGCTCGTGCCTCGGCCTTCTCCTTGGCGTCGAGTCGCTTCTCGAGCTCCGCGACCTTCTCGTCGGCGGTCTTCTTCGCCTGGTTGGCCTCGTCGAGTGCGCTTGCCGCGCTCTTGTTGGCCTTGGCCTGCTTCTCCCACTTGCGGGAGTGCGCCTTCTCGGCCTCGTAGAGCGCCTTGTAGTCGGGCTCCTCGCCCCCGGTCGGCTCCGTACCGCCCGTGGGCTCCGTGTTGGTCTCTGCTGCCATGTCGCGTCCTTTCCCGGACCGTGCGGCCCGTCGGGCCAGCCGTGCGGCCGAGCCCCTTAGATGTGCGTTTCGGGCCGTGCGGCCCTGTCGCGCGGCAGTGTCATACGGGCGTGAGATTTGGCCTGTTTGGCGTTTTTCGGCATGAAAAAAGCCGCCCGTGGGCGGCCATGCGGTATGATGGGGTTAGGCGGAAGCTGTTTGACTCACCTATTGAGACATGCAGCTCCCGCCTATTTTTTTATCGTTTGGAGCGACCCGTCGTGCCCCAGCATCCGCACCTCAGAGATTCCGTACCTCTTCATGTACTTGCGTATCCACGCTTCGGCTTGGCTGTCGGTGACCGACTTGTTCTCGCTGACGTCGAAGACGGCGAACCGCACCCCGCTCTTGTTGGCCACGGACTTCATGTGCGACTTGAACGTGTTCTCCGATTTCGACGTGTACACGGTCTTGATTTCGATGCCTGTGGACAGGTCGGCGCGGCTTACGGTCGTTTTTCCCTGCGCGTTCTCGCTCTTCAGGTGCACCTCGTCTTCCCAGAACTCAGTCTTGTAGCCCAGAGTCGCTAACTTCTCTGCGGTTCTCCTCTCTCCGGTGTCTACCCTCCACCTCTTTACCTTGTCGCGCCTCACCGCATCGTCCGTGAACGTTATGCCCTTATGCTCGCCGCCGGCGTACCAGGACGGGTCGCGTAGCTCTATCTCGGATGCGACGCGGTTGTTGAGGTAGGCGGTGTACGCCTTCCCCTCCTTGTTGCCGTGGCGCCTCACGAGCGCTTCGCGTTCGTCCTCCGGCATTGCGTACCAGTCGGAGGCGATGCCGTCGCGGCCTCCGAGCGCGGCCAGGCAGTCGTTATACCTCTCGTACATCCCGTCAGGGTCGTATCCCTTGACTGTGGTCACCCCGTCGAAGCCGGGAACGATTCGGCAGTCGCAGTGCGCGTGCGAGTGCTCCGCCGCCGCCTCGGTCTTGGCGTAGAAGCCGAACGACGCGAGCATGAGGCAGAACCCGCACGTCTCGCCACGGGGAACGCGGGCGTACCACGGCTTCGCCGGGTCTTTGCGCGCGTTGTGGGCGACGCACCTGTTGGCGGCGCGCCTGATCTCCTCGTCGACCCTCGTGACGCACCGCAAGACAAAGACCTCGGGGGCGCCCTCGACGACCTTGCCGATGAAATATCTAACCGCGCCGAGCGTGGCGTCCGGGTCTCGCATGGACTCGGCGACCGCCCGATACTTCCCGGGGAAGCCCTGCGACGCCCTGACCGCGTCGTAGTATTCTGCGGCCCTCGCGGCGGCGCACGTGTCGGCGTAGTACCCGAGCACCGCCTCGATCGTCTCGTAGGCCCTCTCGCGGAGAGCGGCGACATCGCCGCCACCTCCGCGCTCCCAGCTCGACAGCAGGGACTCGAGCGCCGGCCTCACCTTCGCCTGGGCGTCTGCCGACAGCGCGTTCACCTCATCGGTCAGCTCGTCCAGCAGGCTAGTCGGCACCGCCGCCATTCTCGCCCTCCTTCGGCTCGAACAGCGATGCGATAGCCGCGCCCGCCTGCGCCTTCTTGGCATCCGACTCGATGCGCTGGATCTGCTCGTCCGTGTAGTCGAGCATCTCGTAGGCCACCGTGGAGTTGGCGAGCTTCGGGAGCGCCTGCACCTGCTTGAGCAGCGCGTCGGACAGGCTCACCGTGGACGGGTACGCCGGGGACAGGAATCGCGGGTTGATCTCATGCCCCGCGTCGCGCTCGGTGGCGAAATCGGTGCCGTTCGCCACGGCGAGCGCCATGTAGGCCACGTTGCGCAGCGCCGTGCCGTTGTCGCGGTTGAGGTTCTTGGCGTCGATGACAAGAGGCTCGAGGGACGCGGCGATAGCGTCCGAGGAGGACGGGTTGTCGTTGGACACGCCGAAGAAGCTCACCGGCACGTTGGTCACGGCCGACATCTGGCAGGCGAGCTGGCGCAGGTACTCCGTGAGCGGTGCCATCTGGAGCTGCGCGGACTGCCAGACCGTGGGCTTGTCGCCGTCCGGGTCTTTCGTGATCTCGTTGACCGCGCCCATCGAGGCGTCGTACTTGTTGCCGTCGTTGAGCATCTTCTTGTAGGTGCCCAGTAGCCAAGTCTGCGGCAGGGTCGCGGCCTCGGCGGCGACCTCCATTCGGGCGCGCTGCCGGATGGCGTCGTCGGTGATGCTCATCACGGAGCGGCTTATGCGCGAGGTGCCGAAGGGGCGCTCGAGCGTCGCGCCGTGTGCCATCGGCTCCATGAGGCAGCGCCCCATCGAGTGCTCGCGGTACTCGGCTACCCACGAGCCGCCGTCGCGCGTGAGCACCACGAGGCTGTCGTCGGTGAGCAGGTGCACCACGGTCGGCACGCGCTCGGTGTCGCCGGGCATCTTCTTGGACTCAGCCACGACGAGTCCCGCCCTGATGGCCTTGCGAGCGTCGTCCCAGAGCGCCGCCGCCGCGGTGGCGGGGTACGCCGAGATGACCGGGTAGCCGCCGCCGTCTGTCACGGTCCAGAAGCCGCAGCAGTGCTTCAGCTCGCCGATGAGGTTCTTGCGGTAGAGGCGCTCTAGCTGGTTCGACTCGCAGATGGCGCGGAGGGCCTTGCTCGTCTGCTCATCCGCGCACGTATAACCGTTGAAGATGGAGCGGTCGGCGAGTGCGTGCACGGCCTTGCGAGGCCAGTCCACGCGCGGGTTGATCTTCTTGGCGAGGCTCGCCGGCATGGCGATGCCGAGGTCCTTCACCGACACGTGCCCGAGGTAGTAGTCCTCGCGCTCGAGATTGCTGGCGCGGTGCTCGCGCCAGACGGTCATGAGCTCGCGGACGAGCGCCGCGTCGCCCGGCTCCAAGCCTGCGGCGGATGCTACCTGCCCCGCCAGTTCCATGTTCACTGCTGCCATCAGAAGCTGGCCTCCTGTTCCCTTCGCGGGTCTCGTTTCGTTGTTCTCGCCGCCCAGAGGGCGAGCGATGCGGACTCGATGGGGGCGGCGATGGAGTCGGGACCGTCCTCAAAGCCCCACCCGTCCCTGCCGATGTCGCGCTTGAGCGACTTGCGCGCCGAGTCGTCGAGCGCCGGCGACTCGATGTGCGAGAGCGTGCCCGAGTCGACCTCGTCCTTGAGCATCGACGCCGCAGCCTGCACGATTGCGGGCGTGCCCATCACGAGCGCGCACTTGCTGAAGCCGCCGTCGAGCATCCGCCGCTTAAGCGCGTCCGCTCCGGACTTGCCGTCGATGCAGACGCACGCGATCTCGTCTCGGTTGCGCAGGAGCATGTCCGAGATCGCGACCGTTCCGCCCGAAGCGCCCATCACGTCGTACAGCTCGACGTAGGACGGTCCGTCCCTGTCGGCGAGCGCCCAGGACACCGCGGCGCGGGAGCCGTCTGCGGAGAACTTCACGCCGAAGGCGAGCTTTCCGCCGGTGGGCGCTGAGTCGCGCCGGCACCCGTCCCACTTCTTGGAGGACAGGGCGTAGAGGAGCGAGCCTCCCGTCTTCGCCCACCATCCGAGACGCTCGCGCGCGAACACGTCGGGCTGCATCTGCTCGGACTCGCCCTTGACGGCCTCGTAGTTGAGCACGGTGCCCATGGACGGGTTGAACTCGTACCATCTCGACTCGTCGTGGACGTCGCCTATCTCGTCCGCGCCCCACTCGATCCACGCCATCTCGGACTCGCCGTCGTGCACGTCGTCGTGGAGGTCGCGGAACACCGTGCCGACGTTGTCGGGGCCTGGCGGCGTTCCGAGGTAGATGGTCTGCGGGTTGTGCATCGCGCTCGCCGAGATTGCAGGCAGGGACGCCGCCTGCTGCGTGTCCGTGAGCTCCTGCGCCTCGTCGTAGATGAGCACGTCGTAGGTCTTGCCTCGCGCCAGCGAGTTGGTGCGGGTGGTGAAGCGAATGAGTCCGCCGTTCTTGAGGCTGATGGCCTGCTGCCCGTTCGTCTTGCGCACGGCGAGCAGGAGGTCGTGCAGCTCGGTCTCGTCCTCGTCCTCGAACGGCTGGGACAGCTCCTTGAACATCTGGTCGGAGGTGTCGCCGTGCTGGCAGGTGTACAGGATCTTCTCGCCGTTGAGCGCGCCGTAGAAACACCTGGCGCGCACGACCCAGCTCTTTCCGTTCTGGCGCGGGATGGAGATGCCCAGCGTGCGCAGCAGGTACTTGTCGCGCGCGTCGCGGGCCAGCATCGCGTCGAGCAGGTGCGGCTGCCACGGCAGCGGGTCGCCGAAGTAGGCGGTCGCGAGCTCGCAGGCCATCCCGCCGTCGCCGCTGAGGTCCTCCGGGACGTTGGCCTCGTATGTCGGCGTCTGCCTGGGCTCCATCAGGCGCCCGCCGCCTTGGCCTTGCGCTCGCGGTCGGCGAACATGAGGCTCAGCACCCTAGCGCCGTCGCTCTGCGGACGCGCCTGCTGCACCTGGATGGGCACCGCCTTGCGCGACAGCCCGAGCAGCTCGTTGAGCGCGCGTATCTCGGCTGTCGCCTGCTTGAGCACGGACACGGCGGGGTGCGGGCGCTCCATGATGGCGTGCCGCCCGTTCTTCGCCTTGACGGGCTTGTAGCCGACGGGGTCGAGCACCTTCACGGACTTGCCCCTGCTCATCGCGTCCTCCGCGGCCTTCGCCACGGCGTGCCAGTAGCACAGCAGCGCGAGGTTCGGCGCGTCCTCGTCGGAGAAGCGCCCCGATGCGGTTACGCTCGCCCAGATATGCGATTGATAGTCGTCGGATGCGACCGATTCCGGCATCTCCGGCATCCCGGCCTCCTTTCTCGTGCCCGCATTGTGCGATGCGGGTGAGATTCGCGGCCTACCCCGCCCTGGGGTCATGGGGCGGGGGGAAATCGGCACTGGCAGCGATGGGTGTCCATGCACCCCCGGGGAGGGGCGATGCCCCCGCCATCGGCGGCTAGGCGCCCCAAAAAGCAGTGAGGCGCAGCCGTGCCGACGACCGCGCCTCCAGTTAGACCTTTCAGTCCCGCCTATTCAGTTGTCCATAACGTTTAGAACAGCCTCGTGCGCCTTATCTCGACGGGCCTCGCGTCGCCCGGCATGTGCTTGCCCTTCCTCTGGTTGCAGATGCGGTGCGCCGCGTCGAGGTTCGCGTAGTCCAGCACCGCGCCGCCCCTCGCCCTCGGCACCACGTGGTCGGCCTCGAAGCTCCACGGCGTGCCGGGCGGCAGGCTGTAGTCTATGGGCTGTCCGCATATGTGGCACGGCCTGCCCTCGGCGCGGAGCCTCGCCTTGAGCTTGCGCTCGGCGTTGCCGTTGGAGCTCCACGTCATGCCAGGCGCTTCCTCGCGATATGGCACTTCTTCACCGACAGGGTCGGGGTCTCGTCGGTGGCGCCTATCTCGATGGTGAGCGTGATGGGCGGCAGCACGAACCTCTCGTCGATGTCTCCCGCCACGTCGTCCGCCATGGACTCAAGCAGGGCAGCGGCGTCGCGGAGCTGCTGCGCCACCCTCTCGCCGGCGCTCATGCGACCAGCCCCGCGAGCACCCGCCAGCACCACACGACGGCGGCTGCGCACAGCAGCACGAGCGCGGCCACGATGAGGCACCCGATGAGCTTGCCGGCCAGCCTTACGATCCAGTCCATTCAATCCTCCAATCTCACCCGCACGCCATGCGCACGAGAACGGTCAGAACCACGGCGAGCGCCCATGCGGACCTCGCCGCCCACGCCAGCAGCGCGGTGAGCGCCGCCAGCGGTATCAGCCACAGAACATGGCGCACGCTTCCTCCTGCATGTCCCTCATGTGGTTCGCTATCCATGGGAGCGCCCAGCAGGCGACGTCGCTCGGCTCCGCGTCCGCCCCGTCGAACCTCTCCCGGAAGGCGTCGTCGAACTCCGCCTCGCAGATGCCGTAGCCGCAGCAGCACTCGTACATCTTGGCGCACTCGGCGCAGGTCGGGCCGCGCTCCCCGAAGTGCCTGTCGATGTCGCCATCGAAGCATCCCGGCGGCAGGTTCCAGCCGCTTTTCGGCTCATAGTCCATCATCACATTCGCCTCGCTATCGTCCGTCGCCCATGTTCCCCAACGGCGGTCCAAAACCCCTCAAACTGCCACGGATTAATTGAGATTGAGACCTGGAGCGGGTCGGGCTGGAACTGGCAGTCCTTCCAGCCGTTCTCGCGGCGCGGGTTGTCTCCGCCGCAAGACTCGGCGGCATAGCACGCCCTGCAGCGCTCGGGAATCTCGCTGTCCTCCACGCCGGTCACCGCCCTTCCGCCTTCTCGTTCGCCTTGTCTTTCGACCTCACGATGTCCCGCGGGTCTTCGCCCATCGCCTCCGCGAGATTGAGAAGGAAGTTCATCTTGACCTCCCGGCCCTCCCTGATCGCGTGGCTCAGGCTACTGAGGTTGACACCGGCCTCACGCGCCAGCTGCTTGAGCGGGACGTGGTTGTCGACTCTCCAGTGGGCGATCTTCTCGGCGTCCAAAACGTATTCGGTCGCCATCGCGTCACGCCCTCTCGAATCGGTTTTGGTCGAGCCACCAGCTCGGGCACTGCTCGAGGCCGTTCCACATGCGATAGTGCATCCAGTCCCTCTGGCGGTCGGCGTGGGCGCACCCGTTGGGGCGTCCGTACAGGCATGTCGTGCAGTTTTCGGGCACGTCCTTCTTCTCGACGACGATCATCTCAACCTCAGCACCCTTCCGCCGCAGCCGGGACAGTACTTCCACGCGCCTCCGACACGGTAGCGGTCCCCATTCTCGGAGGTCTCGCCACATGCTGAGCACTTGAAGCCGTTTTTGACGTCCCCGTGCGCGCCTTTGTCGTAAACGTTCCAACAGGACCTGATTTCAGCCCTCTCGCCGTCGCGTGCGTCGGTGAGTCTCCGCGCGAGGCGCTCAATGCGTTCGATTGCCTGGTCCGGTGTGTGCCCGTCCCACTCCGGCGCACTGTCGAGCTCCCAGCACGGAAACATGTCCCAGCATTTGTCGACGTCGTAGTGGTACGTCGCCTGCCCCCAGGGCGTCTCGATGCCGACGATGAACATGCCGTCGTACATTGTCCCGTCATGATGCCGCCTGGACTTCCACGAAGCTCCGGGGAAGCACGTCACGATAAACGAGAACAGGACGGCCCTGTGGCGGTACAGCTCGTCGAACGTGTGGAAGCCGTCCGAGGTAGCGCCGGTGACGGGCTTCGGCTCGATGAGGTCGGCAATTGCTCGGTATGTCACCTGTGGGTTGGCGAAGTCAACTTCGCCGGTCACCGTCTCCTGTAGGCGCTGCCACCACTCGCCAAGCGAACCGCTGCTGTACGCCGCCTGCCTGCGTAGCTCTTCGGCCACCTCATAGCGCTCTTCGTCGCTAGCCATCGAGGACCACCGCCCCGCAGACCGGGCATGAGTACCAGTCGACTGGGAACGCCTCGGAGGTCACGACGAGCACACCGTCCGGCCTGTCGCCGGGCACCAGCACGCGGCACCCGCACTCTGAGCACTTGAATGATTCCTTGGTGTAGTCGGCGACGTTGTGACATGTCGGACGGTCGATTAGGTCTGCAAGGGCCGCGTACGTCTCGTTCTCAACCTCGTGAATGAACTTGCCGTCCACCTCGACGCCGATTGAGTTTGCAATCACGTCGAGTGAATCAACGTGGCGGTATGCCCCGGTCGATGCTTCGCGCAACTCAGCCACCGCTCGCTTGCGCTCCTCGTCGTTAATCATCGTCTCCCCCTTCCGGGTCAATGAGATCAGCGAGCTTATCGAGGACAACATCGAAGTCATGGTAGTCCTCGAAGCCGACCACCACCTCGGCAAGCTCGTCGAAGAACTGCTCCTTGTACTGGATGGAGTGGCCGATGGTCAGGTGTCGCAGGTTCTCAGCCATCTCGCGTCGCTCTTCGCTAGTGAATGTCATCGAAACCAGCTCCAAACATACAGTCGTAGTCGCACTCCCAGGTCTCTCCGTCGCGGCTCATGGTCGCCCCGTACCTCGGAGTACCGCCGGTATCGTCGCCCCAGAAGTGGAAGTGCCATCCAAGGAAGTCGAACTCCTCGTCGTACTCGTCTGCGGCGTACCTCGTGTCGCCGTACTCCTCGTAACCGTCCCACCCGAACCTGCGGGAAAGGGCATCGAACGTGTATATGGTCGGCTTGTCCTCGCCGTCCTCCCACTCGTAGACCTCCGGCCAACCCTGCTTGTAGCACCCGACGCGGACATTGCCGTCGCCCATGACTCCATGGTGCGAGAACTCGAACCACTCGAATCCGTCATGGTGCTTCATGATGTTCGCGTACACGCGGAGTCCAGTAGGCAGGGAACCCTCGTCGGTGTCGTATACGCCTACGTCCTCCTTGTCGGTTCTGCGCTCGCCGTTGAGGTACACGAACGCGCCGTAGTCGCTGTATGCCATGGCTATACCTCCTTCGCCGCCGCCTCGCGGCGCTTTTCATCGGTAATCATTCGTCCACCTTCTCCAAGAAGACACGAATATCCATATGTGTCTCTTCTGCAATCGAGAACATGTTGCTGATTGATATGCTTTTTCGCCCGTTCATCAGCTCGTTGAAATAAGACGGTGAGATGCCCAGTATCTCAGCAAAGTCGGCTTGGGTGAGATCATGATCAATCAGGTAGTGCTGCAAGGCCTTCTTGTTGAGCACGCAGCGTGGTTTTGTCTTATTCGTCATTACACCCTCCTGTTCCATGCTTCGCGCGCTTTGTCCCATCTGCATTCACCAGGCTCGACCTCGTTCCCGGTGATAACCGGGCCGGACGCTCCACACTTTTGGCAGTAGACAAAGTGCGCGTAGTTGTCGGCATTTGCTTCCCGGCTGTAGAGATTCGAGAGAACCCTTTTGCTGCCGCAGAACGGACATGGCTTCAGCTTAATTTCGTCCATCAGTCCTCCTTGGATATGGCCAGCGCCACGTACTTCTGGGCGAGGCCCTCGAAGTCGTCGAGGATGTAGTCGATTCGGTAGGTCGCCCCGTTGAGCGGGTGCCTTGCCGCCTCTCCGATGGAGTAGCCTTCGTTCGTGACCACGTCGAATACGATCTTGTCGCCGACCTCGTAGCCCCGGTCGTTCTTGCGGACCTCGAACGTCTTGGTGCCGTTCATGATTGCGTCGGCGTATTTTGCGAAGACCTTGAGTCGATGTGTCGTCATTCGCCCTCACCCCTTAGTAATCGTCCGCAGAACGGGCAGTAATTGATAGGGGCGCTCCATGCGCCCGGAGGGTCTACGGCGATGACGCGCTCGCCGTCGCGCGTCTTTTGAATCCACATCTCGACTTCCTCTTCGTCATCGCCGAAGTTGAGGTGCCGCTTTCCACAGTAGGGACAGTCGTTAGGCATCGCCCTCACCCCTCAGCTTGCGGATACGCTTCTTTATGTCGCTGAATATCACGGTCGTGCATCCGCCCCCGTCATTGTCTGGTCGGGTGCATTTGGCGCAGATTCCCGTTGTGCTGTAATACCGGCAGGAATCGTCATCTTCTATGCACTTGTCCAAGTCCTCCTCCAGCTTCCCCCAGCTGTCGGGCGGGGTGAGGTAGAAGCTCTTGGGGTCATAGGCTGAATTTTGCACACCGACAAGGTGCATATCCCAGCCGAAACCGTCGTAGCGGTTGAACGTAAAGCTGTATGGCTTGACCGGTTCGCCGCTCGCGCTGTACAAAAAATCGACATCCAGCGGAATCTCGCGCCCCTCGGCGTCTTTTGGCAGCTCTATGCCAGCCATGGTGCCTCCAACCTTCCCCTGTCCCTGTTGCGCTTGAGGCAGCGCAGCATCGCGTTGTCCACGTCCTGCTGCGTGAGGCCCATCCACGCCATCATGTTCGCGCACGCCTGGATGCAGTCGGCGAGCTCGTCGACCACGTCCTCGTCGCAGCGGTTCTGCCACGCGCCGAACACCTCGGCGGCCTCCTCCAGCGGCTTGAGCGCCTTGGCCTTCGGCTCGTCGCTGATGTCGAACGTCTGCGTGCAGATCGAATAGTTGGCCATTAGTCCTCCCCGGTCTCGTAGCTCGCGTCGGTCCAGTAGTTGCGCCTGGCGAGCCCCTGCGTCCTGTGAACGAACTCCGGGCGCCGCCCGCACTCGTACTCCGTGCGCTCCACGCCGTGGACGGTGCGCAGCACCGTCACGCCGCAGTGCAGGCAGTTCTCGCAGCGCTCCTCCCGGAGCCCGTCCGTGTAGATGTCCGGTCTCTCGTCTCCCGTCATCTGCATCCCCTCTTCCCGTACCTTCCGTCGTTCACCATGTTCCTTACGTGGCGCCGCATGTCCTGCGCCGCCTGGTCTCCCTCGGGCGGCAGCTTCCGCCCGCTCGCGCACTCGACGCAGTGGACGCGCCAGCCGCCGCGGTAGCGCTCGAAGTGCCCGAACCCGGGAGGCGTCCACCTGCCGCACTCGCGGCAGTAGCCGCCGTAGACGTTCCTAGCCATCCCCCTGCTCCTTCCCGTACTCGCCGCGCATCACCGGCACCTCCCGATGCTCTTCAGGTACAGGTTGTTGCGGCGCGAGCGGGCGAGTGCGCGACGGCGGCGGCGCCGCCACTTCGGGTCGAGCGCCTTCGCGAGCTTCATCATGAGACGGCGGGCGTCTCTGAACACGCGTGTGATGATCTCCCACAGCATCTCGGCGACGGCCTTCGCGGCCTCTCCGATTGCCTCCAGCAACCGCGTCGCCGCCCAGCTAAGCGTCCCGGGGTATGGCGTCTCGGACGTCTCGCCGATCTTCTTCTCGTCGGTCATCGGTATTCCTTCCATTCGGTTCCTATTCGCATTCATAGACATCGCCGGCCATGGATTCCGCGAGCGCGCGCATGTCGGTCACCTCGGCGCACTCCGCGCCGAAGAACATGCCCAGCTCGCCCCTCTTGTGCCTGTCGCACCGGTAGGCGCGGCAGACCTCGGGCCGCGCGGCGTAGACCGCGCACTCGCGCCCGTCCGTGAGGTACGGGCACAGCAGGTCGTACTCAGCCCTGGGCTCGGCGGGCTCGATTCCGTTCCGGCGCACGTAGGTCTCGAGGCGCACCCGGTCGAACGGACTCACGAGCAGGAACCGCGAGCAGCACTCGCCGCAGCCCCTGCAGTCACCCGTGTACAGGTCGGTCACCTCGTCGCTCTGGAGCCCGGCGTGGATGGCCGCGGCGACGGCCTTCTCGTCATTCATCGGCCCGCCCCTTCGCCCCTGCCGTGGGCGGCGGCCCCTACTTGGAACATCCGGCCACCTTCTCGTCGTAGATCTTCTTGAGGTCCCGGCGCATGAACCGGGTGAACTCCTTCTCGCCGACGCCGTCAGCCAGCGCCACATATCGCATCGCATCGTGGCACCATTCGTCGAAGTCGAGCAGCCTTCCGCTGAACGCGCTCTTGACGTCCGTGACCTCGGCGTAGGTGAAGCGGGTCAGCATCTCCTCGCGCATGACCTTGTCGGCCAGCGCCTCGATGGGCGTCTTGGGGCGGTTGATGATCCAGCTGCAGCCGTTCGCCCTCTTGGTCATGGCGTCGAGCCGCTTGGCCAGCTTGTCGTTCTCCTCCGCGAGGCGCTCGTTTCGGCGCTGCTCGCAGTCGAGCTCGGCGAGCACGTACTGCTCGCAGTTGGTGATCTCCATCGTCATTTCACCTCTCGGATGATCTCGTTTCCGTAACGGTCGGTGATGGCCCAGTAGCCGAACATGTAGAGGTCGGGGCTGTGCGGCGGGTACTCCCTGAGCAGCGTGCCGGACCACCACGCCTCCTCGGCCGCCCCGGTGCGCCACACCCACTCGGCGTGCAGTCCGCCGTCGTGGAACTTCCCGTGGCAACCGGTCGTGCCGGAGCCGCACAGGGCGAACAGCGGGCTGCGCAGCTCCCACACCCCGTTGGGCGTGACGAGCCTGAACGTCTTGCCCCACGACCTGCGGGCGACGTGGTGGCAGTTGCAGGCGCGCCTGCCGCACACCGCGCACCGGGCCTGCGTCGGCTCGTATGCCGTGTCGTGCGTGTACCTCGCCCCGAGGTGGGGCTTGCCGTACAGCTCGGCGCGCTCCTTCGGCCATCCCCTCAGCAGGCCCGCGTCGAGGATCATGAGAGCCTCCTCTCGCACGCGGCGCGGGCGGCCAGCAGCCTCTGCGCGTCCTGGTACAGCCCGAACCGGTCCCTGCTCGCGGTCGTGCCCCGCGGGGCCTCGACCTTGGCCGGGTCGATGCCCGGGTGCTCGGACGCCCACCGGCGCTCCTGCTCGGCCAGCGCCTCCTCGGGCGTCCTGGTCGGCCTGAACGTCGCGGCCTCGACCTCCGAGGCGGTGGGCTTGCCCCTCGCCCGGTCGTCGGCGTCGATACGCTTCTGGCGCCTTGACCAGTCGAGCGCCAGGGCGCCCCAGTTGCTAACCGGCTGGCCGTTGCTCTTGACCCAGCCCTGCGACTCGAAAAAGGCCCAGAAGGCGTCCGGGTCGCCGCTCAGGCAGTTGGCGCCGAAGTACCCGCGGGCCTCCTCCAGCGACGGCGGCTCGAACTCGGGCGGCGCGGCGGGGGCATCGCCCCCATCACAGGCCAGTTCAGTACAATCCAGTTCAGGACAGGACAGGCTAGGGTAGGTTAGGTTAGGGTTTTCACTTTCCGAAACCTGCGTTTCTGGTTTGTCTGAAACTGGTTTCACGTTTGGAAAACCTAGGTTTTCACTTTCGGAAACCTCTGTTTCGGGTTTGTCTGAAACTGGTTTCTTGCGCGGGCGGCCGCCCTTGCCGCCCCTGCCGCGCGCGTCCTTGGAGTTGTCGATGGCGTTCTTCATCGCCTTGAAGACGCGGCGGAGGTGCTTCGGGAGGTCGGGTTCGACTCCGTGCAGGCCGTACATCATGATCGCGTCGGCGAGCACCGCGCGGTCGCGCATGTCCTCTGGGTCACTCTCGTCGAAGTCGTCGTAGACCTCGGCGAAGCTGTCGAACACGGTGAATGCCATCAGAACCACCCCCAGAGAAGCGAAGAGAAGAACAGGAAACCCGCGGAGAAGGAGGCGGCGAACAGGGCCGCCTCCCAGTGGTCGCGGATGATGTCGGGTACGCGCCCCATCAGAACGGGATGTCCTCGTCGTACACGTCCAGCTGCTGCTGGGCGGGCGCGGGCTGCGGCGCGGCCTGCGGCGCCTGCTGGGGCCGCTGCGGGACCGCCGGCGGGTTCTGGTAGGCCTGCCGGGCGTTCCATTGCGGTGCGGGCTGCTGGGGTGCCGGCTGCGGGGCGTATGCCTGCGGGGCGGGCTGCGGCGCCTGCTGGGGCGGGTACGCCTGCTGCTGGTAGCCCTGCGGCGCGTACTGCTGAGGCGCCTGCTGCCCGTTGGGGTTCTGGCTCATGAGGACGACCTCGTCGGGGATGATCTCGACCTTCGAGCGCCTGCCGCCGCCGTTCTTGTCCTCCCAGGAGCTGTAGCGCAGCTTCCCCTCGATGGCGACCTTCATGCCCTTGCGCAGGATGCGCGAGAGCGCCTCGGCGCGGTTGCCGAACATGGTGCAGTCGATGAAGTTGGGGTAGTCCTCCCACTCCCCCGTCTGCTGGTTGCGGCGGCGGTCGTTGACGGCCACGCCGAAGCCCAGCACCTGCGTGCCGCCCGGCGTGGCGCGCAGCTCGGGGTCGCGGGTCAGGTTGCCGGACACGACCACTCTGTTGATGCTCATCTGTATGTCTCCTCTCCGCCGCTCGTCCATGTCCTCTGGATGTCGGCGTCCACTGTCTTGATTCGCAGCTTGAGGGCCATGATCGCCTCGGAGGATGCCTTGTAGAGCGCCTCCGCGCAGTCGCGCAGCTGCTTCTTCTCGGCTATCTCCTCGCGCCCCCGGCACAGGTCGCCGATGATGGTCACCGGCGTGCCCTTGGAGCGCTCCTCGAGGATGGCGATGCGCAGCGCCCTGCGGTAGTCCGCCTCGTTCTCGGCGTACTGCTGGCCCGTCCGCCTGAGCGTGTCCAGCTCCGCCATGAGTCGCCCGAACAGCTCCTCGCGCTGCGCGTACATGTCCTGCATGGCCTACAGGACGCGCCACGTCGGCGTGGCGCAGCAGCCGGGGTGCTTCTTGAACTCCTCGTACTGCTCTTTCGACTCGAAGGCGTAGGCCGTGCCGCAGGCCTTGCACTTCGCCGTGAACCCGCCGCTCTCGGGCGGCTCCTTCTCGGGCCTGTCCGACAGCGCGTCCGGGTCGCTCTGCCCGTCGATGGCGAACAGGCCGCAGAGCGCGTACTTGCGCGCGTAGCTCGACGCCATCCCGGTCACCTGCGCGTCGTCGGAGCCGCTCTTGTGCTCAGCCTCGCGGGCGTATGCCTTGAACTCCCTCGCATCGCCGTGCCCGTCCTCGAAGAACAGCGTGCACGTCGCCTCGACGTAGTAGCGCTCGCCCACCTTGCAGATGCCGTCCTGGAGCGTGAACGCCACGCCCGCCTCCTTGCAGGGTTCCTTGAGCGCGGCGACGATGTCCTCGAACGAGCGGTAGCTGAACTTCCCGAACGCGTTGTAGCGCGCCTTGGGGACGGTCACGGAGCGCTGCACCTTGGCTATCGCCTGGGAGAGCGTCATCTTCTCGTCGGCCATCTAGCGCACCCCCTTGCACTTGATGGTGCCGGTGATGCCTCGCTCGCGCAGCGCCGCGGCGAGCAGCTCCATCTGCGAGCGGGTCGCGGACGGGATCTCGACCGTCCACGCGTAGGACAGCTCGGGGCGCGCCGCGACGGCGGGTTCCGCCTGGCGCCTCGGCGCGGGACGCGGCGCGGGCTCGGAATCGACCGCCTCGCGCATGGCGGCGATGCGGGCGTCCTCCTCGTCGGCGGCGCGGGCGGCGTTGAGCGCCGAGCCCAGGTCGAGCGTGCGGAACAGCTCGCGCTCGGCGACCTCGTAGTGGGCCATGGAGTCGCGCTGGGCCTTGAGCGTATCCCAGTCGCGCGCGACGGCGGAAACCTTGGCCTCGAGCGCCTTCTTCGCCTTGACCTCGCCGAAGCCCTTGTTGAGCCACTGCTTCTCGTGGAGGCGCTCATACGGCACGACCGGCGCGAGCAGCTCCGCGAACGTCTCGTAGTGCTCCTTGAGCCTGGCCATTGCGCGGGACTTGCGGTCCTCCTCGGCCTGGTCGAGCTGCGCCTTGATTCCGTCCGACGCGCCGTCGATGATGGACGTGATCTCCTTGCAGCGCTTCTCGAAGGCGGCGAGCGGCTTGTTGTACTCGCGCTTCACGGCCTTGCGGCGCTCCTCGATCTCGTTCTTCAGGCCGTTGAGGTAGGAGCGGTCGTTCTTGGCCTCCTTGATCTTGTCGGCCTTGGTGAGGTCGTAGGTCGCGCCCTTATAGAGCTCAACGGTCTTGCGCACGCGCTTCTCGAGGGCGTCGAAGTTCGCCTCGATGGACGAGGGCGCATAGGTCACGATGAGCGACGACGCCTCCTGCTCCTCGACGACCTCCGCCACGACCTCCTCGGCCTTGCCCTCCATTGCCATTACCTGACCTCCTCGTTGAGCATCCGGTTGTACTTCCTCTCGGTTATCGCCTCGTCGATGACCGCCGCGTGCCCGACGATCCACTTGGAGAGCCTCTCGCGCGCGTCCAAGAACCTGTCGAACGCCTCGTCGGACTTGGTTATGCCATAGATGGTGAACATCGCCTGCTCCTCCGTGGCGAGCTCGGCCAGCTCGGCGAGCATCCCCTTGTAGTCGGCCATCACTCGGTCACCTCCCCGTCGTGGCTAACGAACAGGATCTGGGGCTGCTTGCTCTGGATGGACAGCCAGACCTCCTCGCCGCTCTTGCGGATGGCGTCGAACGCCGCGCTGTCCTCGGTGTCGACCTCGAACTGCAGGACGGCGACGCCGCCCTTCACGGTGGCCTGCTTGAACTTGGCCTCGATCTCCACCGGTATGTTTGTGCTCTCCATCGCTATTCCTCCCTGCCTGCGCCCGCGAGCATCGCCGCGAACGTCTCCAACGTCATGGTCACGAACTGCTCGCCCGGGATTGCCGTCCCGCGGCGCTTCCAGACGACCACGCCGTAGTCGGCCCCGCGGTTCCTGCGCTCGGTCTCCGCCTCGCGCAGCCACTTGGGCAGCTCGTGCCTCCCCTGGTAGTCCTTGCACTCGATTGCGATGCCCCGCCCGGCCACCGACACGCCGCGGATGTCGCCCGTGTCGTGCGAGCCGGTCTTGACCTGCCTGTCGATGTCGGCCCCCAGCCTCCCGGCGAGGTAGTCGGCGACCAGGCGCTCGAACCTCGTGCCCGCGTCCCTCGCGGTCCTCCTGCTCCTACTCATCGACGAAACCGTCGCTCTTGGAGCGGTGCTTGTTGAATGCATGCCTCAGGTGCGGGTAGCGCGCCTCCATGATGCGGGCGAGGCTCGGCGCGAGGCCGTTCTTCACGCCGACGTGCAGCTCGTTGCGCACCATGTGGATGAGGTAGTTGATCGAGACGTAGCCCTTGCGGTTGAGGCGGGTGGCCTGCCCGACCATGAAGCCCCACGCCCGCGGGTGCTCGCCTATCCACGCGCGCGCATCCGCCATGTCCTGCTCGCCGTCCGCGCCGAGGCCGAATATCTCGAGCTGGTTGCTCATCGGCTTCTGGCGGTATATCTCGTCGTTACGCATTGAAGGCCCCCGCCGCGCATGCGGCCTTGGCCGCCTGGACCGCGCCGTCCATCGTCGGGAGGACGAAGACGGTCAGGACCGCCGCGAACAGGACCGCGGCGGCAATGAAGCCGACCATGGCCCCCGCCCTGAACGCATCGGAGTCGAGCTGCTCGCGGACGGTCGGTCGGTATGGCTTGGGTGCTATGATGGTCTGAGCCTCATGTCTGGGGCTGTTTCGGCGAGTGCTCACAAGTTGGTAGCTGGGGGCGCTCGCTTCTTTGTATGTGTACATCTTGTGTTCCCTTCTGATGTTTCCGCAGGTCAGCGGTAGGGCGCTTTTTAGGGCCGTTGTTTTTGGGATTTCTTCGCTCGGTTTTTGGCGCTGTAGTGCCGTTGCCGCTCGCGGTCGTTCCGCTTTGCCCTCGCGGCCTCCTCGCGCATCGCGTTGGCCTGCTCTCTGAGGTCGGCGACGTGACTCTCTTTCGTGCACTCGGTGCACCATCCGTTTGCCTTGTTCAACGGCTTGAAGGTAAGGTGCCCGCACTTCGGGCACATCCAGCGCATGCGCAGAGATATGCCGCACTTCCGCGATTGGTGCTTCACCGACTCAGTCGTTCGCCCGAGCGCCTTGGCTATCTCCTTGGCTCCGTCGCCGGCGTGCTCCCTCAGGTACCGGATCTCACGTGTCGACCATGGCCTCACTGTCTCTTGCTCCCCTCCTTCCTCTCCCATTCCCGGTACGCCGCCCGGAGCGTCGAGCACATGGCGTCGAGCGCTATCTCGCGCGGGGTCTTGGGCTTCTCCTCGTGTTCTTTGACGTCCATCTAGGACACCATCTTTACTGTTCGCTCTTCCGTGCGAGCCATGAGGTAATCGAGGCTGCATCCGAACAGGTCAGCCATTTGGCAGAGCATGCTCACTTTCACAGGGGTCTCGCCGGCCTCCCAAGAGCCGAGTGCTGAACGGGATACACACAGCTCATCAGCCAGGTTTTGCTGCGACATATTCAGACGCGCGCGCTCGGCTGCAATGTTGTTTTTCATCGTTCCTCCTTCCGACATCCCCGTTTTGGGTATCTCGGTAAGAGACTATAGCGCCATTATGGGTACTTTGCAAGATAAAATGTTGCAGAAAGTCCCCAAAGCGGGTATCTTTTTCTTATGTAGAAAGGAGAAGCGATGCTGCTCAAGGAATACCGCCGGATGCGCCATTTGACGCAGGAAGACGTTGCAAAGGTCCTCGGCATTCCGAAAAAGACCTACCAAAACTATGAACGCGAGGTCAGAGAAGCTGATTCCGATGTCCTCTGTCGACTTGCCGACTACTACAAAATCAGCCTTGACGAGCTTGTCGGAAGACAGCCTGCTCCCCAGTTGATAGACGATGCAACCGGACGTGATGCGGACAGGCTTACCGCCATTTTCTACTCACTCGACAAGACTGGCCGCGCAGTGCTTCTTGATGTCGCAGCTTCACTTGAGAGAAACCTGCCGAAGGAATAGGGATAGCCGCGACATGGAATACCGCTACGTACTTGCTTTTTACCTCGACAAAAGGAATATGTCGCCGGCAGAATTGGCCAGCAAAATCGGTTCCCCGCGCTCAACGATCTCCGCGCTCCTTAGCGGACGAGCCAAGGAGCCCACACTTGGAAAAGCGAAGGCCATAGCGGACGCGTTGGGCGTATCGATTGACGAAATGGCTAAGAAAACGTTTGAGGAGTGACCCATGGGATTGTTCGGTGACATTGCGAGAGCCGCCGCTAACGCCGCTCTCAGCACGGCGAAAGATATGATGGAGGACGCTGCTGCCGCTAAGCTTGGCCAGCAGGCAGGCGTTGGCAAGTCCATATCGTTTCGCGGTGAGTGCGAGCGCACCGTATACGTCTATTACGGCGAGCCGTTGAGGAAGATTCGTAAAGGTGATGTGTTCGATGCCGAGGTCGTGACGGAGCCAATGCGGCTGAGAAGCGAGCTCACGGGTGGCGTATGGGACACCACGGACGACGGCTTCGCGCTCGCGTACAAAGGAAAGGTGTTTGGGGCAGCGTCAGCTCTCGGAAACACGTTCAAGGACATTACGGAGCTCGGATACAGGATCACTGTGTCGTGCAGAATGACGGGATGGTACGCCAAGGGAATCCCGACCGTCGTCATGATGATCGACGAGCCCGAGGAGATATTCACGTGGCTCGATGCCTGCAAGGGCCTTGGGCGCGACGTCAGCTTCGAGGAAAGGCATTCCCCCGAATGCGAGTCGGCTGCCTTATCGGAGCGCACCAGGCTTGAACTGTCGAAGGCGTGCGGGCGAGAACTGCCGGTGGGCGTGGACGGAGACTGTGTCTACATCGAGGATGACAAGTGGACCGGCAGGAGAAAAAGCGGGATATTCCCGGTCGAGGTCTCCACGGAGCTGATCCCGACTCCTCGCGGGTCAAAGGCGAAACCGCATGTCGCCGTTTTTGTGGACGGGGCGATGGTGACCGATGTCAGCGCGAGATGCGTGCACTACAAGACCCTCGCCGAGCATGCCGGCGAACGCCCCTATTTCGCCTGCTGCCAAAAGCGAGAAGGTCACGATGGCTTTCCCATATGGAGGGTGACCGTTGTCTATCTCGGAAGATAAAAGAGCCCCGCCGGCAGCGCTGGTACCGCTATAGCCGACGGGACATCCAACCGCCCAAGCATCTTTGCAAACTCACAACTTGAGGGGGCTTCTACATTATGCCAAAGAGGGCAGTGATATACGCGAGATTCTCGTGCAACAGGCAGCGCGAGGCCTCGATCGAGGACCAGCTGCGCGTCTGCCGAGAGTGGTGCGCGCGCGAGGGCTACGAGGTCGCGGCGGAGTACTGTGACCGCGCCGTGTCGGGGCGCACCGACGACCGCCCCGAGTTCCAGCGGATGATAGCCAACGCCGGCGAGAGCGAGATCGTCCTCGTCTACATGATGGACCGCTTCAGCCGCGGCGAGTACGACGCGCCGATATACAAGCGCGAGCTCGCCACTCGCGGCGTCAAGCTGGTCTCGGCGCTCGAGCAGATACCCGACAGCCCGGAGGGCATCATCTACGAGAAGCTGCTCGAGGGGCTCGCCGCCTGCGAGTCGAGGAAGACCGCCATCAGGACCAAGCGCGGAATGGAGGGCAACGCCCTCAAGTGCAAGACCAACGGCGTGCGCATATTCGGCTACAGGCGCAACGGGGACGACGAGTACGAGGTCGACGAGGCGCAGGCGGCGTGGGTGCGCGAGGCCTTCGCGCTGAGGCTTGAGCGCATGTCCATGAACGCGATAGCGCGCGAGTTCGCTCGGCGCGGCCTCAGGACGCGCAAGGGCAACCCGTGCGGCCAGGCGATGGTGCAGCAGATGCTGCGCGACCGAAGGTACACGGGCAGGTACGAGTGGGGAGGCATCGTCCGCGAGGGCGGGATGCCGCAGATCGTGGACGAGGTGACGTTCATGGAGGTCCAGGGAATCAAGTGCCGCAAGCAGCGCTCGAGCGAGAACTGGGGCGACTTCGCCCTCGCGGGGGCGGCGCTGTGCGCGGAATGCGGCAGGAACCTGCAGGGCGTGAGCGGCAGGGGCCGCAACAACGTGAAGTACGAGTACTACAGCTGCCCGGGGTCGTGCGTCCGCAACATCAGGCGCGAGGAGCTCGAGGGCTCCATAGCCTCGGCGCTGAGGGAGCTGCTGGGCGACCGCGGCGAGGCGCTGCAGATAGCCAACATGGTAGCGGAGCGCGCGGACACTGCCGAGGTGAGGGCGCGCCGCAGGCAGGCGGAGGACTCGCTCAGGGCCGCGGAGAGGGGCCTGAGGAACATCCTCAACGCCATCGAGCAGGGCGTGATAGCCCCGGGCGTGAACGAGCGCATAGCCGAGCTCGAGGAGCAGCAGGCGCGCGCGAGGTACGACCTCGAGGCCATCACGGACGAGCGGATAGACCCGGAGCGCTTCGCCGACTTCCTGCAGTGCGGGACGGCGCTCGACGACGCGACGCTGCTGAAGGCGTTCGTGTGGCAGGCGGTCGTCTCGGAGGACGAGATACTGGTCACGCTGAACTACGATAAAAAGGGCGAACCCGCCAGATTGGACATCCAGCGGGTTCGAGCAAAATTGGAATGGTGCCCCATGTTGGATTCGAACCAACGGCCTTCTGCTCCGGAGGCAGACGCTCTAATCCCCTGA